CTAAGCGTTGATACATCTTATGTTGCTCTAAAATCAGATTTAGAAACACTAGAGATTAGTTCAATTATGGGGGTATATTAAAATGTTATATAATACTATTGGAGGTAGTAATTAATGGCTACAACAACAAAGGCACTATTTAGAGGCGCTGCTGCAACAAGCAACACCACTCTATATACAGTTCCAAATACATCTACAACAGCAGTTGTAACAAATATCCTTATTGCAAATACTGCAGGATCTGCTGGAACATTTACACTTAATATTGATGGCGTAGCCATCGCATCTGCTGCAGCAATTTCTGCAAATGGTGTTACTACTATTGATTTGAAGCAAGTAATTCCTGCAAATGCAACACCTAAGACGGTTTCTGGTAGTGCATCTGCAACAACGATTAACTTCCACATCAGTGGCGTAGAAATATCATAAGGAGAACATAAATGGCTATTGACAGAATTCCTGGAGTAGGCCCAGCAAATACAGATATTGCTACAGCAGTTGCTGCAGCAGTTCCTACTAACTCAAGCATTTCAAATGCAGTAGCAGCAGCAGTTCCTACTAATTCAAGTATTGCTAATGCTGTGGCTGCAGCAGTTCCTACAAATTCAAGTATTGCTAATGCAGTTGCAGCAGCAGTTGGTACATCATTTAACCCAACTAATATGTCAGCACAACAGACATTTAATACATCATCTAATAACGTATCAGTTGGTGGACGAACTTTTGTTTATGCTCTCGTTGTTGGTGGCGGCAGAGGTGGCGACCGAGGAAACTCAACTGGAAACAACCAACCAATTGCTGGCGCGGGCGGGGGAGGAGTTGCTTTTGGATTAACAAGACCTACTAGCACACTTGTTGTCGGCGCAGGCGGCAATGGTGGAAATGCAACAAACAATACTTCTCCAAATATTGGTGGATTTTCTACGTTTGGAAGTTTGCGAGCAAATGGTGGAACAAATGGTTGGTATGGACCCAGTGATACTACAAGTTTTTCTATAACAGCAAAACAAACTGGACAAACTGGTCTTCACGGACCTGGATGGTCTGGCGTTCCAAACGCGGGACTTTACTCAGATAGTAGTCTTGGGGCACTTATGAGCGGTTCAGGTGGTGGAGCGGGTCTGGTAATTCAACCAGCGTATTCAGCAGACTTTAGTGGCGGTTGGGGTTCAGCCGCTGCAAATACAGGAGCAAACGGTTTACCAGGTATGTCTGCTATTACTGGTGGTGGTGGTGGTGGTACTTCGCTTGCTGCTGGAAATTATACTGGTGGATCTGGTGGTAACTCTCCAATATTTGGTTTTAATGGCGGAGCAGGTGGCACAAGTTCAACTAACTCCTTTGGTGGCGGCGGTGGTGGTGGTGCTGGCATAACAGGTAATGGTGGTGCTGCAAGCGGGCGTGATGGCGGAGCAGGTGGCGCTGGCGGCGGTGGCGGCGGTGCTGGTGGACACGGTAGCGGTGGAAATAACAATATAACTGGTAACGGTGGCGTAGGTGGTGCTGGTGCAGTTATTCTTTATTATTAATATAATATAGATAGATGGTAAAAATGTACGCAGTTGTTTGTGAGTCAATAGTAATTGATTGTGTAATTGAAAAAAATAAAATTGCAGTATCACCTTTGACTAATAAGCAATACAAAAATAGTGATAATATTAAACTAATAGAAATGATAGAAGCAAATAGTCCTGCAGAAATAGGCTTTTATTATGATGAAACTAATAACAAATTTAACGAAAGGTAATAACTAATGGCTAACTTTGGAATCTTAAATCACTCAAATCAAATTGGAACAGTTATTGTTGCAGAAGATTTGGAAACAGCCAAAGAGGCTGCAATCAAAGGTGGAATTGGAATTGATGCAGTTGAATTGGTAGATGAACTAATGGTTGATGGTGAAATGCCCACATACTTTTGGGTATGGGATGGCGTAAAATTCAATAAACCAACTATTATTGAATCAGAATAATTATGGATATAAAATTTACTTATACCATAGGTTAAGGACTAAGTTTTTTGACCGTTATAAGTTAATGTTTAGACAACCAAAAGCATACAGGTAAAGGAGTAAAATATGCCTACATATAAGTATAAGTGTAATGGGTGTGGCAAAGATTATCTTGAGTATCGCCTTGTAACTGATGCACAATCTCGCACACATTGTGATGTATGTGGAACAGAATACATGCTAGTAAGTGAATAACTAATAAATTATTGCTCCTGAGCATGAGTTTAACCTGTATAAAATATACAATAAAAACCCCGCTGGTATTGGCTGGACTTGGGATTGTATTAATTTTGTTGTATCAGTAGAAGAACACTATAAAAAAAATAGAAGATACTGCTTAATAATTAAATAAAAAAATAACCCCCAAAGGATATTCTCCAATGGGGGTATTTTTTATCCCTTAAATTAAATTATTGGGAAATCTCTTTAACCATTTATAATGAGCACCCTTTTTATAGGATGACCAAGCACTCCAATTAGTACCGCCTTTTGTCATGTGTAACACGATTTGGGCATTCTTAACTGGGCTAAAGAGTTCAGCATTTAAATCAAGATTGAATTTGTCTTTACGATCTGGACCTAAATTACCTATCATGTTAATTTGGAAGATTCCATATGAAGAGTCTCCCGTATTAACGTTGCCATTGAAGGCAAAAGGGCGACCATTTGATTCCGCTTTGGCAACAGCCCAAGCAGTCTTTAGTCCTTGTCCCTTAAATCCAACGGCTTTCAGTAATTCAACCAACTGGCTGTCAGTCAAACTTGTAGCGTCCGCATACTTAGCAAGCACCACATCAGTAGTAGGCTTAGAAAGCAAAAAAGCCGCTTTGTCGGCGGCAGGTGCAATCTTAACGGTACTACTTAGTAAATTGTTCTTTGTAGCATGTGCAATACCTAGACCATTATTTAATAATGTTAAAGTAAGCAATGTTACAAGAACCCCCGATAGTATTTTGTTGTCTCTCAAGTTTTTCCTCCTAGACTACAAATGCTACTTCTCAGTAGCATAAGATAATTATAGCATCTTTTGGCCTTTTAAGTCAAATATACGTAATAATAATCAAAATTATTTTAATTGCAAGTGGTATAATAATAAGACTATGGCATCAGGCGAAACAACGGTATATGATTTACCGTATCCAGTTAACTCAGACCCTGTAAACGTAGCAGGGGATATTCAATCACTTGCTGAGCGTATTGAGGTTATTTTACCTACTCTAGGATTGCCATATCACACATTAGAAGTAACAAATGATAGTGGTGTTTCTATTGCTAAAGGTGATCCAGTTTATGTTTCTTCTTTTAATAATACCAGCGGAAAACCAGAAGTTACAAAATCACAAGCATCAAGCATTGCAACATTTCCAGTAGTTGGATTAGCACAATCTGCAATTGGTAATGGTAGTGATGGTGTTATTGTTATTTCTGGAGTATTTACTGGAATTGATACTTCTTCGTTTGCTGTTGGTGCTTTACTTTATACCGCCACATCTGGTGGACTAACTTCAACACAACCAATCTCTGCAACTACAAACTCTGCAGTTGTTGGCGTAGTGTCAAAGTCAAATGTTAATGGAACAATTTTAGTCGGTGCATTTAGAGGAAACGGTACTTGGGGATCAATGAAAGCAGGTCTAGCATAATGGCACAATATAGAAATCAAACACCTTATCAAATTGGTTCAGAGCCACCACAATCTATCTGGACAATTGTTAGAGGAGACACAGCATCTTTTAAGATGTATGTGCAAGATGATTCGGGTAATCCACTAGCAATTGAAGAGTGGTCAATCACAATGGACTTTGCTAGATCAACTACATCTTCTATTATTTTAGAAGTAACTCCAGATGCAGACCCAGACGATGGTCCAGGAGAGTTTACAGTATATCTTGCAAGTGACGAAACAGAACTTTTGGAAACAGATGATGAGTTTGATATTCAAATGGCCAGTAGCGGTAATGCAGTTGTCTGGACAGTTTTGCAAGGTAAAGTTTTGATGGTAGAGGATATAACAAATTAATGGCAAAAGCCACTGTTCTTAATGTTGAGAGCAAAAGGGTGGTTGAGGTTAATCCTACCTGCAAAAACAGAAAGTCTATTGTTCTTTACGAACTACCATTTAAGATAAGAATAACCAATATCAAAGTTCCAGGGTATAGTCCTACCAACGTTCCGCCAATTGGCCTAGCCATCATTGGTTTAAATAACTATATTTTATGATATAATCAATGATATGGCCGTCCTTCCAATAAATCAATTAAAAGCAAAGTTTGAGACAGGTGATAGACCTACTGGATCAGACTTTTCTGATTTAATTGATACCACGTCATACAGAGCAGACTCTTTGGGTGGAGATGGAAACAACTCGGTCACAATCAACGGTATTGAAAGTGCAACGGTATTTGACACAATAGACACATCTACCTGGAG